GCCGTTGGACAGAGACCAAAGACGCCCTGTTAGAAGGTCTACAAGGTTCTAAAAGAACCACAATGGCTGTAATTTTAGAAAACACTAAGAAGCACTTGATGGAAACTGCAACTAGTGGCGCAACAGCAGTAGGTAACGTTGCTACATTAAACCGCGTAATCCTTCCAGTAATTCGTCGTGTTATGCCAACAGTTATCGCTAACGAAATCGTTGGCGTACAACCAATGACTGGCCCAGTAGCACAAATCCACACTCTACGTGTACGTTACGCTGACCAAGTGACAGCAACAAGTGGCGACAGCACAGTAGGTGGTGATGAGGCATTAAGCCCATTCAAGATTGCAACTGCATACTCTGGTACAACAGCTGGTAAAGCTGCTTCTACATCAACACTAGAAGGTACACCAGGTAACCGTATTAACGTTCAAATCTTGAAACAAGTAGTTGAAGCTAAAACACGTAAACTAAGCGCACGTTGGACATTTGAGGCAGCTCAAGATGCTCAAGCTATGCACGGTTTAGATGTTGAAGCTGAAATTATGGCTGCTTTAGCACAAGAAATCACAGTTGAAATTGATCAAGAGATCTTAGCATCTCTATCAGCTTTAGCTGGTAACACATACAACTACAACCAAGCTACAGTATCTGGTACTGCTACATTCGTTGGTGACGAGCACGCTGCTCTTGCTGTTTTAATTAACCGCGCAGCTAACTTGATTGCACAACGTACACGTCGTGGTGCAGCTAACTGGGCAGTTGTAAGTCCAGAAGCTTTAACAGTACTACAATCTGCAACTACTTCAGCTTTTGCTCGTAGCACAGAAGGTACATTTGAAGCTCCAACTAACACTAAATTAGTTGGTACATTGAACAATGCTATGAAGATCTATGTAAACAGCTATGCTGGTACAGGTACTTCAGTGTTAGTAGGTTACAAAGGTTCTAGCGAAGCTGATGCAGCTGCGTTCTACTGCCCATACGTACCTCTAATGTCTAGCGGTGTTGTTCTAGATCCAAATACATTTGAACCAGTAGTAGGTTTCATGACACGTTATGGTTATGCTGAACTTACAAACACTGCTTCATCTCTAGGTAACGCAGCTGACTACTTAGAAAGTATTGGTGTATCTAACCTATCATTCCAATAAGATTTATTCTTTAGGATTGAAAAATAAAAAAGCCCCGCAAGGGGCTTTTTTGTTGGCTAGTAATAGTACTTGTCGTTTAGTTCGTCTTTACTATGCTGTGCTTCTTTACGAGGCAAGGGCTTAACAGTGTCATATAAAAGTCTAGCACGTTTACTATCAAAGTTAGGATGACGTTGATGCCATTCTTTTTTGTTTTCTGCTTTAGTTAAACAGTAACGCAAGTCCATCTTTACATCCCAGTCTTGCTCTACTAAGATTAAGTTGTTTAGGTCTAACATATCTAACGCATACTCTACCCATTTACGTGTACTATCAATACTACCGTAGTTAGTAATACCACCTTTAAACACAGGTTTTACAGCTTTGTATTTTCCAATAATTTTATGTTTATATACTTTAGCCATAACCTATTCTCCATATATAAAATGAACTGCAATTATACTATCTAACGCAGTAAAAGTCAATCTGCGATAAATATTACTGTTCAGAAGAACTTATGCGGCACCCACCGCGTAGGCCTAGAACGCCATTTTAAGGAGAAAACAAATGGGACGTCCAATTAAGAAAGTCTATATTGGTGACACTGGCACAGCCGGAAGCCAAATTCAAGTAACAGGATATGTAACAGGAGGCAGTGCTCAAACTGGTTACATTAACAAACAAAAAGGTAGCAAACGATATAAAGTTACAACAGGTGACGGTGCTGAAGTACTGACACTAGTAGCATCGGGTAGCTTATCAGCAGGTCAAATGTACATTAACGCAACTGACTCTGCAGGCGGTACATATTATGTACAAAAATTATATGATCGTACAGCGTATTTGGTACCAAACACTGGAACACAATTTTCTGCTAGCACACATGTTAGCTGGAATTTAACAGGCGCAGTTAATGGCGTATCTGTGATTTTAGATAACGCTTAAGGAGAACAATAATGCGTCCAATAGAAAAGAAATATTTTAAAGGTGATACCGGTGAAGGCGGTGAAGGTGTAGCAAGTTTAACTGTAACTACACAAGGTAATAACTATTCACAAGGTGCTACAATTAGCATCGCTGCAAGTCCAATTGGCGGTGATACAGCAACAGGTACTATCACAGTATGGACTCCACAGACAAGTACGAACTTGAGTATTAACAGAACAACACAAACAGTAACCAGCGCAGGTACAGGATATACCACTGCACCAGCAGTTACTATCGTTAAACCGGCTAACGTAACAGTTACAGCTACAGCATTTAGTGGTAACCTAGCAGGTAACATTTTAACAGTAACTGACACAACTGGTTTATATGTCGGTATGCACAGTTCAGGTGGTAATCTAGCACAAACAGCACACATTTTAACGATTTGGTCTGCAAACGGCAACGTTGAAATGAGCCGTGGGGTAACAAGCACATTCAGCGCAGCGTATCCAATTGTATTTGGTGACGTGGGTCGTAGCGGTGTTATAACTGCAACTTTAAACAGTCCTAGCGTAAGTGCAAACACTATTCAAGCTAACGCATGGTCAACAAGCGCAAGCAGAGGTCTACAGTCTGATATCAACAAACAAGAAGGTAGTCGTTTGTATTATGTTGTTAACTCAGCTGATAGTAATGATCGCGTTCGCTTAGTACCAACAGGCACTAACGGAGTTAATAGTCCAACTATTGCCGCTGTTACAGCCGCAGGTGGTCCTACACAAGCAGGCGAAATGACTATTAATGCTACTGACAGTGCTGGCGGTACTTACTGGGTAGTTAAACTAGAACACGCAGCTACTATTGTTAGTGGTGGTACTGGTACTCCTGGTACACAATTTGCTGACTATAGTCAAGTTGTTTGGACTTTAGATACACCAACAGTTAATGTATCAGTGCAGTTAGACAATAACGCTTAATCATAAGCAGCTTAAAAATAGCACCCACGGGTGCTATTTTTTTATCTGATGCTTTGGTGATAAATAATAGAAACTGGATATTTTAAATGGCTAGCGTAAAGAAATTTAATGGTAATTTAGTAATTCAAACACCTTTTAAAAATAGTGTTGCATCTAATATTACTCTAGATACAGACCACTTATTTGTAACTGGTAACCTCACTGTCCGCGGTAATATTACGGCTATCAGCAGTAACACACAGGTTATTACAGATAATATTATTACACTTAATGCAGGTGAAACGGGCAACGGTGTAAGTACATTAGGTACAACATCTGGTATTGAAATTGCACGTGGTACAGCACCTGGCGGCAATGTTCAATTGCGATGGGACGAAACAACTAAGGTATGGCAAATTAGTGGTGTAACTCCTGGTAGTCCGGGAGACGGCAGTCAATACACAACACTATCAACATCAAGCACAGGCTTAACAGCAGTGGTTGACGACACAGCGCCTGTACTAGGTGCCAACTTGAACGTTAATGGTAAAACACTTTATGCTAACGTAGCCGCAACTTCGTATATTAATGTTCAAGGCGCACTTAACATGAAGTATGCAAACGTTACTTACACTGCCGCTTCTGGTGGAATAGTGGTTAATGCCGCAGAAGAAGGCGCAGGCCAAACAGGTGTATATGTAACAGGTGATGCATCTACAAACGAAGAATTAGTTACAAAACGAAGAGCATTTGGCTTTTCATTATTATTAGGATAAAACAATGGCATTAATTAGCACAACACTTACTCTTGCAACAGCAAACGTTTATGTGAGCTCAGGTAATACAGTAGTATCGACTATGTATTTCTGTAACTACAACTCATCAGCAGCAAATTTGAATGTATGGGTACAAAGCGCAGGCTCTGGGTTCAGCGCAACTGCTAACTTAGTGTATAGAGAAGTACAGATTGCAGCCGCAGATACATTTGTAATTGACCGTGAAAAACTAGTATTAGCCAACGGTGATCGTATTATTGCTAACGCTGGCGGTAGTATTGCTGCAACTGTAAATTACGTAGGAATCTAATACATGGGACGTATGCTTAAAAATCAAGTGTTCAGCGGCGCAGCCCATGCTTTGGGTGTACCTACAGGCACTAGTAGTATTGGACCAGACCATCCTGCTAATGCACAAGTTCGCTGGAATACTACAACAAACAAAATGGAGTTTTGGGCTAACATTACAGGCACACCTAGTTGGAACGCTATTGCACGCGAAGGCAACGTGGTTATTGCTAGAGACAACTTCACTGGTAATGGAGTTGCTGTGAAATTTTGGCCATTGAGTACAGCATTTGCATCAGGTGACGAAAATAAAGTATTAGTACATGCAGGTACAGTTTATCAGATTCCTACAACAAACTATACATTTGACGGCACCGGTAACATCACATTTAGTAGCCCGCCAAGTAATGGCGCCGCTATCACAGTTATCAGCGGATTTGCAAGCACAGTTTCAAGCATAGCCTAATTATCCAGATAAATAGTGTAAAGGTTGGATAATTTTTAATGGCAATCAGTCGCGTTCCGGGGTACTCTCTACTAGCTAATCTAGACCGGCAAGGTACAGACCTTGCTCTAACCTCATCTGGTTTAACCTTACAATACTGGGACGTTGTTAATTATCGCATTGGTGTTAATACAGACACCCCTCTGGAGGCGTTACATGTTAATGGCAATATCTTAACAGGTAACGGCCACATTTATTCAGGTGCTAATCTACAATTTGACATTGGCAGTATTGGTAATCAATGGCGTACTGGATACTTTGGTAATGTTACCGGTACTATCTTAACTGCCGACCAACCATTCATTACTAATGTAGGTCCACTAGGCAACTTGACTGTTACTGGCAGTCTAACTGTTGGTAATATTAATTTAAGTAATTTAGTTATCAATGGTAATAGTATCATTAATGCAGGTAACAATAGAATTATCTATGTTGCTGATCCTATTAATAGCAGTGATGCAGCAACAAAAGCCTACGTTGATCAACAGGTGGTTGGTACAAACTACGGTAACCTAATACCTTTAGGTGACCCAACAGACGGTAACATACGCTATCCTGGTGCCTGGGCATTTTGGTCAAATACAACATTAGTAACTGATGCCATAGACGATCTAAATGAAATGATGGAAAATGTTCGCGCCAATACTTTTGTTAAGAGCGTAACATTTACTGGAGCACCAACGGCAGGGGGTGCTGGTACTACAGTAACATTAACTATTGTACCAACTGGTACAGCTAATCGTTACGATATTGCATGGGGTGATGGTACCTATTCAAATGCCAGCGTAACAACCAGCCCAACACACACTTATAATGATAATACAAACAGTCCTTTTGATCTAACAGTTCGCGCCTATAACAGCGCAGGACTAGGTACAGGCAGCGAAGCAAGTTTTGAAAGAATTGATTATATTATCATTTACACAGCAGACCCTAACGTACAGTTTGATCTGTATCGTGCTTCAAGCGGCGGTAGTGCATTAACTGGTAATAATTTATATGTAATAGAAGGTAACGCAATTTACCTACAAAACACCACAACAAATACCACAATGGCCACAGTGGCCTATCAAATGAATTGGGGTGACGGTACAAGTAACGTAGCTATCGCTAACGACAGTGCCAGTGGTGGTGTATTAGGTAGTCGCCTAGCATATACACCTAGTTACACAGCTAGCTCAGGTGCAACTACAAATACTATGCGCTTGTTCTTGACAAGCCATACAACTGCTAACCCAAGTGTTATACCACGTGCTAATATTGCTAACGTAAAAGTTTATGATGCTAATATTAGTAGTCCTGCGGGTCTAAACACTAAAACATTGTCATTCAGTGGTAGTGTTGGTACTAACGCTACCTTAGCCGCTAGCGCCACAGATAACACAGGCGGTACAACCTTAGCAGCCAATGCTAGTGTAAGCCGCACAGTAGCCACGGGTACAACCTTAGTAACTACCTCAGGAAATGTTACAACCAATTATTCTTACAATGCTAACGTAGGTTACCTACAGGCAGTAGTTAACGGCACAGTACGCGGTAACGCAAACGTTGCTAGTACTAGTGCAGGCATCACAGGCAACTTAGGTGTAATTGGTTTTAGCGATTTCTGGTTACTAACATCAGCAGGCGCAAGTACAACCTTTGCCGCAAGTACATATTATCCAGGAGCATTCTGGGGCTTTACGGCTAACGTAGTAGCACAAGGTGGTAGCATACCTGTAGGTATTAATCGCTTTGGTCTTAACCATAGTAGTACAGGTATTGTGGCTAATGTAGAATTTGTTAAAGATGATGTAACAAGTGTGCCTACGGTTACAGCAGGTACGCTGGCAATCAAAGCACCAGGTACATATAGATACATTAGTGGTATTCCATATTTCAATACAGGAAGCCCGCAACTATGGTGGCAGAATATTACCATCAACAGTTGGATTGGCCAGACATGGAATAATACTTCTAACGTAGCCTATGTAGTTACAGGCACAGTTAAAGAAGGATCCTCAGGCAACGCTATTCTTGCTAACTCACATGCTTATGTAAATCTAAGTAATATTAGCAGTCCAATGCTGGCTAGCGGCACACCGGTTGCAGGCACAGGTAATGTATCAGCTTACAATGCAGGTAACTTAACAGTAGCTATTAATCAAGCAAGTGTTCGCAGTGTGGCTAACTTAAGAATTGTAGTTACAAACGTAAACGGCACAAGTGCCTATGTTGAAACAGGTGTAAACGTTCAAGTTCACACAGCAAGCCAAAGCGGTATTAGTGAGATTGCTATCAGTGCTAACACGAGTGCTAATACTAACCCAGCAGTGCGTAGTACCTACTTCTTAGCTAGTACCTCACATACACCAAGTTATGTAAGTTCTACAAACTTTATGACTACACCAAATGTTTATACAGAGGCAAGCGACCCTGGTGTAGCAGGCACACGCGAAGCAACAATTCGTATTGGCGTATTAAAATGGTCAGCTAATAATTACAGCACAGGATACTTACCTGTAGGACCAGATCGCAGTGCAGATGGCACAAGTTATCAATACTTTACCATGGGACTACAACGTAGCGGGGTTAGTGGATTTAACCTACACTTAGTAGCACCTGCTGGTATTGCTGGCTTGTGGGTAGCAGCCCCAGGCACATATATTGATCAAACCAGTTCATTAAATGGATGGTTAGATGCTACAACTAGCTATGCTGGTAGCGGTCGTCCTGGTGCTAACACAGGTAGTGGTGGCAACGGATCAAACGGGTGTGGTACTGGTGCACTAGTATCAGCTAACGTAGCCTTAAGCGGTACCTTTGCAATGACATTAGGTAACGTAAGTTTATCATCAGCGACTAATAATGTTGCTTTAGTTAGAATTGCCCTAGCTAGTGGACAAACAGTTTCCACATTGGCGGTGTCATAATGCCTATACAGAACGCATCAGATTCACAAAAAGTTGACTATCTTTGGAAGAAGGTAGTCTACGGCGCCGCCAAAACAGATATAGCTGGTAATATTGACGCGACTCAAGAACCCTATGCAAGTCCGCTATTAATTCGTGGTGATAAGATCCTACAGGAATCAGATCTGATTCCTACAGTTATTCCTGGAAGTAACACCCATCCTGTAACAGTTTATACAACTAGTCTACCAGCAGAATGTACTAGTGCAGCTGGTATCCCAACACCAACACTAACATGGATAACTGGTAGAACTAACTGGGTTCCGCCAGAGTTTGGGTCTACATATCAAGTTAAAGTGTATATAGGCCCTAGTGGCCAAGCAGGCAACGTATTAACTAAAGCAACACAGGTATTTGCTACGGGCAGTGGTAGTAACGACCTATGGGTATTTGACTATCAGTCTGGTATCTTAAACTTTAACAGTAATAATACACCATACAATGGTGCAAGTCCTATTAGTTTTACAGGAAACAGTGTTTACATTAGTGGTGCTGTTTATTCTGGAAACTTGGGGTTACCTACTGCAAGTAATATTGGTAATGCTATTCTAGGTTACTTCTCATTTGATGGTAATACAGTTACATCAATTCAATCTAATGGTAATATTGTATTAAATGCTCCAGGTACAGGCATCGTTCAGGTACAGGGAACTGATGCGTTTGGCTTACCTGCAGGTGATCAGACATCAAGACCAGATAGCCCGCTGGTTGGGTATACACGTTTTAACACAACTAGTAAAACAATCGAATACTACGATGGCACTAACTGGATATCACCAGGTCAAGCGACTGTTAGTAGTGAAATTATTAATCCCGACGGTGTATCTAACACTTATCCTTTAAGTGCTAATACAACATCATCTGGTATTTTTGTAAGTATCAACGGTACAATACAACAACCAGGCTATGCTTATAATATTGTTAACAATAATGAAATTCAATTTACAGAAACTCCGCTAACTTCAGATTCTGTTGAAGTACGTTTAATGGCTCCGAGTGCTGTTACAGTTGGCGCATTACAATTTAATAATTATACATCTGTATCTCTTGACACAGAAAATATCAACATTGTAGGTAACATTCAAACTACCGGATTCTATAATAATAAATCTAATGTGTTATTAGGAAATCTAGCTACCACAACAGTTGACAGTTATAGTATTACAAGTTACAGAACATCAAAATATGTGTTCCAAGCAGTTCGTGGTAGCGATGTACAAAGCTCAGAAACACTAGTAACACATAATGGTACTACAGCAGTTTCAACTACCTACGGCGTTCTTACTATCGGTAATAGTTTAGGCAATGTTAGTGCTACTATTGTGGGTAGTAATGTAGAAATTCAATATACTCCAACATTAGTTAATACATATCTTACTATTAGTCGTAATTTTTATCCTCTATAACTTTTTAGTTTTCTGCATAAATACATAAAACTAGCACAAGTACGCCTATAGGGATATGGAACTGCAGGCAATTATAGTGTAAATTTAATATAATTTAAGCGGAGTATTCCATGGCGGCATTGACCCGAATTTTTAACAACCAAATCTATAATAGCACAATTATAGGTTATCAAAAAATTGCAGCAGGTACTATCACAGGTAGCTTATTTGCAAGCAACGTAACAGTTCCAGGCGACTTACTAATTTCAGGTAACTTGTTTGTATTAGGGTCTAGCTCATATACAACAATCGCAAGTACTAACACCTATGTAAACGACCCATTGATCCTTATGAATAACGGTTTCAGTGGATCTAATAGTTACGACGAAGGTTTGATTTTTAATCGTGGTACTGACCAAAACCAAGCTATTATTTGGAGTGAAGCATTTGATGAATTCCGCTTAATTGCAACAAACGAAACAGGTACCACATACGGTAATATAAATGCCACTGGCTTAGCAAGATTAAGTGTTGGTAGTTTTAACGTACCAGGCACAGCAAATATTGGTACTTTAGCAGTAACAGGTGCTATCTCTGGTGCAAGTTTAAATGTATCAGGCAATGTATTGGCATCAACTGTGGGTGCTAGTTTCTTAACAGCTTCTACAGTAGCAGTTGGTAACATCGCCGCAGTTACAGTAGGCAATGTCGGAACACAATTTAATGGCGCCGCTGTTAACTTAAGCGGTAATATATTATCAGCAGGCGCAGTTCATAATAGTTTAACAGTGAATGGTAATGAATCAGTAACTGGTTACTTAAACGTAACTGGTAACGTAATGGCGGCTGTTATTACTGCGAGCCAATTGAACACAACTGGTAACGTACTAGCAACTGCTGGTGTATTTAATGGGTTAACAGTGAATGGTAATGAAGCAGTGACTGGTTACTTAAACGTAACCGGTAATGTAATGACTGCCCAATTAAATGCAGGACAAGTCAACACAACTGGTAACGTACTAGCAACTGCTGGTGTATTTAATGGGTTAACAGTGAATGGTAATGAAGCAGTGACTGGTTACTTAAACGTAACTGGTAACATTATGGGCGCTGCTGGTATCCTTAACGGATTAACTGTAAACGGCAACGAAATTGTTACTGGTTATTTGGATGTAACAGGTAATGTTTTAGCAACAACGGTATTGGCACAATTAGTAACAGCGGACGACGCTACGTTTGGTAATGTAGCCGCAGGATTCATCGGAAACACCGGTACAGCATACACTGGTGCAAGCATCAACTTAAGTGGTAACGTATTAGCTGCCGCAGGTGTTTATAATGCACTAACAGTGAATGGTAATGAATCAGTTACTGGTTATTTGAATGTAACTGGTAACGTATTAGCTGCCGCAGGTGTTTATAATGCACTAACAGTGAATGGTAATGAATCAGTTACTGGTTATTTGAATGTAACCGGTAACGTAATGACGGCACAATTAAATGTGGGTCAAATTAATACCACAGGTAATGTATTAGCAACAGCTGGTACATTTAATGCGCTCACAGTAAACGGGAATGAAAGTGTAACTGGTTACTTGAACGTAACAGGTAACATTTTAGGCGCTGCAGGAACACTTAGTAGTTTAACGGTCAATGGTAACGAGTCGGTAACAGGTTACTTGAATGTAACAGGGAACATTTTAGGCGCTACTGGTACACTAGGTGTACTAGGCGTTAACAACAGCTTATGGGCTAATGCAAGTATAGCAACTACCGCACAAGGTATTGGTGCGATTGTTGTACCTAACGGTGGTATTAGCGTAGCAGGTGCAGCAAATATTGCAGGTGCAATCACTACAGCAGGGGCAGCACAATTTAATAATACAGTAACAGTTGGCGGCATCGAGTATATCACTAACACAACCAACGCCACAGAAGGCACTGGCTCAAGCGGTGCACTGCAAATTAAGGGTGGCGCAAGTATTGCTCGAGATTTGCATATTGGTGGCAATCTTTACGCAAGTAATATCTTTACAACAACATATCAAGTTATCACAGTACAGGATCCGTTACTGTACTTAGATGCGGCTAACACATATCCGTACAACTTTGATATTGGTTTCTATAGCAACTTTGTAGGGCCTAACCCGATTGACGACACTGGTAACGTTTACCAGCATACTGGGGTAGTCCGTGATGACACTGACAACACTTGGAAATTCTTCAGTAACGTTAGAACTGAACCTAGCGGTAGCGCGATTACATTTGATACTAATACAATTTACGACCCAGTTAAAGCAGGTAACTTACAGTTAACATACACTCAAGCTGCAACAAGCACCACAACAGGTGCCCTACAAGTCGCAGGTGGAGCAGGCATTGCAGGAACGGTGGTAGCTGGACAAATTAACAGCACAGGTAATGTACTAGGTCAAGCCGGCACATTTAACGCATTAACAGTAAACGGCAATGAATCAGTAACTGGTTACTTGAATGTAACTGGTAACGTACTAACAGCATCATTGAGCACCGGGCAAATTAATACAACAGGTAACGTACTTGCTACGGCGGGTACATTTAACGCATTAACAGTAAACGGCAATGAATCAGTAACTGGTTACTTGAATGTAACTGGCAATATTATAGGTGCAGCTGGCACATTAAGCGGCTTAACTGTAAATGGTAACGAGTCAATAACTGGTTATCTAAACGTAACTGGTAATGTAATAGCATCAGCAGGCACGTTAAATGGCTTAACTGTGAATGGAGCAACAACACAAAATGGTACTCTAACAGTATCAAGTGGATTCATTAATTCATCAGGCAATATTTTAGCTACTGCGGGCACATTTAATAGCTTAACTGTAAATGGTAATGAATCAGTAACTGGTTACTTGAATGTAACTGGTAACGTAATGGCCGCAGTAATTACAGCAAGTCAATTAAATTCTACAGGTAATATTGAAGCTCAAAATGGTGTATTAAATGGCTTAACTGTAAATGGTAATGAATCAGTAACTGGTTACTTAAATGTAACCGGTAATATTATGGGAGCAGTTGGCACGTTAAGTGGCTTAACTGTTAACGGAAATGAATCAGTAACTGGTTACTTGAATGTAACTGGCAATATTATAGGTGCAGCTGGCACATTAAGTAGCTTAACTGTAAATGGAGTAGTAAACTCAACAGGTAACGTTTTAGCTACAGGCGGTGTGTTTAATGGCTTAACTGTAAATGGTAACGAGTCAATAACTGGTTATCTAAACGTAACCGGTAACGTAATAACTGCGCAAGTAAACGCAGACATAGTGGCCGCAACGGGAACTATCTGGGCAAATGCGTCAGTTGTGACTAACGGATTAGGTGTTGGTGCATTGGTTGCACCTAACGGTGGCGCATCATTTAACGGTAATATAATTGCAAACGAAAATGTATTTGCTGGGCCTGATGCATTTAATAAAGCGGTTGGCCTACAGGCTATAACATTTGCTGGGGTAGATGCAAATCAATACTATGTACAATCTGCACTACGAAATCTAGATAACAGAGGATCAGCCGACTTTGTTGCATACGGGTCTAGCGGAGCTGATAGTGATGGCTGGGCAGATTTTGGTTTCACCGGAAATGCGTTTGCTGACCCTTCGTATACTATTACAGGCCCAGACGACGGCTATTTTATTGTTCGTCCAGATGTGGGCGGTGGTAACTTAGTACTAGCAACAAGTGAAACAGGGGTCTTTAATGATATCGTCCTTGGTGTAGGAAGCTTCCTGTCAACAGCAGAAGTTGCGCGATTCCATGGTAACGTGGGTTCAAGCGGTAATGCGTGGATCAAATATCAAACAGTTTCTACAACACCTAACAATGGCGCTTTACGTGTAGATGGTGGTGTGGGCATTAGAGGAAACATCCGTGTAGGCGGTGGTGCTGTAATTAATAACAGCCAAACAGCTGATCCATTCCAAGTTAAAGGTGTTGCAACAACAAGCCTAATTTACGCCGACACTGCACAAGGTGCAGTAATTATTGGCGGTAGTAACGTTGCTCCACAACTAGGTAGTACACTGAAAATTAACGGCACAGATTCAATGTTATTACCAATTGGTAGCACAGGTCAACGTCCTGGTGCAACAGGTAATATTGACCTTGCTGGTATGATTCGTTTCAATACTACTATCCAGAACATGGAGTTCTACGATGGTACACAATGGCAAACAGCAGGTAGTGTATTTACAGTAATCAGTGATCGTCAATTTACAGGTAATGTTGGTGGCGGTTACGGTAACGTTGACGGTACCAACAAAAACTTTACTATTCAAGCTAACAGTACAACATCTGGTACAATCGTAAGCATTAACGGTGTAATACAATTCCCAACACTTGCATATGACGTAAGTGGAACAACATTAACCTTTACTGAAGCACCTGCTCCAGATGACGTTATTGATGTTCGTGTATTAGCAACAACATCAACCATTGGTGCACTTGCTAACGGCAATGGTCTAAATCAAGTTATTGCAGGCAACGACGGGGTACAGATTTGGACAGGTACGAGTGCAACAGTTGAGCGTGTATTAGTCAACCAAGCAGGCGATGTTAACTTGTTAGACAACAACAAATTGACCTACACACAAACTGCGACTAATATTGTAGCTAACAACACACCATATGTGATTGCTACATTTAGTACTGCTTCATATACTAGTGCAAAATACTTAATTAGTGCTAAGAAAGGTGCTACTAACGTTCAGACGATGGAAGCTGTGGTAGCGACAGATGGCACAAGTGCATATCTAACAACTTACGGTATTGTGAATAACGGGACCGACATGGGTGGATTAAGTGCTAACGTAGTAAGCGGTAATGTAAGAATATACTTTACAACTACATCAAACATGACTAATGCAAATGTTAAGGCATTTGGTACATATATTGTTTAAGGGTGATTAATGTTACATCTAAATAAAAAATATCGTCGAGGATATATTAGCGAAGATATTATTGTTGAGCGTAAGTTAGAAGGTGGAATGTGGACAACGACCACCGAAACGGTCCCTAGTCGTGTTACTAATAGACAAATATCTAACACCGCTGTGGTAATTGGGAACGGAGTAAATCGAGTGGGATTTGATTTACAGCAACTCAGAAAACCTAGCGGTTTATTGGGCGCCAGAACAGTGCAAACATACGGGTGTAATGCGTTGTATAGAGACTTTAGTCCTGATTTCTTAGTAGCTGTAGGAAACAACGGTATTGTTAGTGAACTTGCTAATAGCGGATATACAAATGATCACATTGTATATTCGAGTGCTATACATTTATTAGAGCACCCTAGTAAATTTTATCTAATCCCGCATGACATATATGCTGATGCAGGCACAACAGCGGCTTATATTGCCGCATTTGATGAGCATACGAAAATATACTTAATAGGGTTTGATGGCCAAGAACCAGGAAATTGGAACAACAATGTATACGCAGGTACCCGCGGGTATGATGCAATAAACGTAAAAGTTGATTCAAGTGAATGGATTTTAAATCACAAACGGTTAATAGATGTTTATGACACAGTAGAATGGGTCTGGGTAACACCTAAAGGAACAAATCAGATTCCGGAACTATTAAAATCCAATCTTAACTTTAGACAAATTGACTTTAGACAACTGGTCTTAGAGTGCGATTTATAATACAGATTCTAAAGTCTTAATCTTATCTACAACACTTGAAAAATTGATAGTACGCCAAACCCCCGGATGCAGGGGTTTTGGGTGATCTTCTAAACCAACCCAGCAGTAACCTCTATGTTCGCTATTTAAGATGGGTGTAAATTCTTCATCTACGGGAATAAGAAAAGTATGATAGGTGAATTTACCGTTCTCACTGGTAAATTTTTCTATAGGAATAACTTTTGTTTGTGTAAAATTATAGCTGAGTTCTTCATCAAGTTCGCGAAGCAGGCTACTTAGCAACTGTTCTCCTGCCTCGATGCCGCCACCGGCTAATCCCCAAGTGCCTGCATGTTTTTTAGTGTTGCGCAATAGGAATAGATAGCGGTGTGTTGTAGTACAATAGATGAAAGTGCCTACGCCTTCTATAAGACCAGCGTCCACAGTCCCTCTTTGTACTCGCCCTCGTAGCTTTTTAGCCATTGATTACCATTCCATTTATATTGAACACCTGTAGTCAGGTTGCTTACATATTGTAAACTCGTAGTACTTTGGCTGTCAAATGAAACTACCCAATGACTGCCGTTATATTGTATAATATCGTTAGCACGTGCTACTAGAGCAACACTGTCTGCACCTCGCCAAGCAACTGCATCATTACCTGGAGCATTACTATAATTACCAATATCTGCTAGGATTAGATAACGGGTACCTGATGTTGGACTCGTCGGTGCTGACTTAGTGGGATCAATAATAGCGTTAATGGCAGTAAGCGTATTGCCTGGTTTAGTATCAATGTCAACATTGAAGATTAGTTGACTAGTGTCGGTTGGGTGGTAACTTACCGTACCTATAACTTCAGTAATACCATCTTCTTGCAGCAGTCTAACTTGACTGATACCGTTGTTTAGTTCGCCATACATGTTGATCAGCTTATGCCAATCATCTTTGGTGCCTACTTTAGTGGGTGTTTCTAGTGTAGGCGGGTCTCTAGGATCCGCAAACTCGCTAATTTTTAATAAGGTTAAAGTATTACCTATTAGTAATACACCATACATAAGTGGAGTAAAGTATTGACGAGATCCTAATAGGTTGTCTTCACTGTAAACAGCATCACTTAAGTTGCCGTCTGCATCATGTATACTAGCAATAATCTTTTGAATTACGCCAAGTTTTTTAACCTTAGCAGGCGGACTAATCCATACAGGTAGTTTGAATGTTAGTGTAGCTACATCAATTGGGTTTTCTGTGCCGATAGGAACACTACGACTAGTCCAATTAGGACTTTCTAAGTAAACCACACTTAAACTTGTCCAGTCGATGTAGTTGTCTGTACTTTGTATTTCTAGTGCAGGATTAAACAATACAATAAGTTGCTCTAGTAACTGCAATTTTTGTTTAGTATTACTAGTCCAGATGTCTAATTTAAGTTCAATAGTGTACGGAACAGGCATCATACGTTCAATAGTAAACGCATTACCTTGACGATTTTCGAACTCTTGGGTATCTTCGTTGTAGTAACGCTCACGAATGTTCATCTTACCGATAAAGTCTGGTTGTTGCACACGATCCCTATCATAGGTAAGGTTATTTACATACACAGTCATAGCAGGCACAGTTGGCATAACACTACCTGAACTGTTATTACTGATGATCATTTGTACTTGTCGACTGCTATCACCCCAGTAAACTGGTACACGCTGTAAGGTTTTGTTACCATCACGATCTGCACCATACTCAACTTGGAAACCCGATACCATACGAATGAACTGCGCTAAGAAGCGTTCTATTTGCGCATCATAGAAAAACTGTTGACTTGCTACCATTATATATTATCCGCTGAAGGACGCAAGGCTTGTGACAAGCTCTGACGTTCGTTGATTACATGTCTATAAACTGTGTATTCCAATAAACTACCTACAGTAGGTTGACTTGTAATAGTAAATCCTATGTTGCCGCTAACATTAGACATGGTATTAGTAATAGGTATACCATTCAGTTTTGTTCTCACACCATAGGTGCTTGTATATGGGACTTTAGTAACTACAGTCCCATATGGACTTGTATTGCTTAAAGTAAACGATATAGTTGATGCGTTAGCTTCTGGAGTGTATGCACTTGATACACGAATAGCGTCCCAAGCTGCCGCGTTACTCATAAATTTCTCGGTATTGTTTACAAAGCCACTGCGTTGTGTTGTATTGTTTATACCTGGTGTTAGATTTGTTCTCACCGCATCCTCTACCTTAACCCAACGACGGCCATCATAACGGAACAAGCGATTAGGTTGATAATCTAAACGTAGGTAATAAGTACCGACCCCTGGATCAACTGGGAAGCTAATGCCAGCTGCAACGGTTCCACCATTTGGTGCAGTACCATCACCGGTTAAGTACCCTTCTACTTTAACTGTTGAAGTCAAATATTGGTCACTAGCATCATCTATAGTAGTACTAGCATCAATCACGGTTCCATCTAAAGTATGTGTCGCTTGGCTAGCGTCTAACCCATTAGGATTGCTAGGTAATCCATCTGGACCCAAGGCTAAAGTATAAATTGAGCTGGTATCATATCCGCTCTTAGGTACATCGGTTTCTGCACGCTGTACAACAGCATCATTAATTTCAATAAGTTTGTTGTACGTGCTGAGTAGATCAGTAAGAGCGCGATCGCTGCTATCAACAACACCATCGCCGTTCATGTCTAAGTTGTTGATAATATCTTTGTATTCTTGGCTGTCTACCAATGGTTGTATTTTAACACGCCATAAGTGTGGATACCATAGAGGACTAAAGCCTTCCGCTGCACGGGTAGCATCCTGCACTACATAAAAACGTTTAAGTACCACAGGAACTGTATCATCCAGTGGATAGTAATCTTTTAGGAACGGCATTTCTAACACATCACCTACCATGATCTTACGACCTAAGGTGTCAATCATGTCATTAAGATGGAATGTGGCAAATATAGTATCGCCGGTTAGGAATAACCCAAACTGCGTTAAGTCAAAATCACTATCGTTAATTCGAAACTGTGTACGCATTGTATAAACACTAGTGTCATACTTACGATCACGGTTTTCTAAAAATAACAGATCTTGTATGGCTGTAATACCAGTAGTGCCGGGTTCTGTATTGCTAACAAAACCAGTGTCTTGTACACCCAAATATTTGTGTAAATTAATATCAACACCGCCCACAGTGAACTGTTCGCTGATATTTCTATCAATAAATTGATAATCGCTACCTTTCTGCGGTCTGTAAAGTGATAATCTTGGCATTACATATTCCTATTACGTCTAGTATTTATCAAGTCTTGACAACCTACCAAATTGATGTTATACTACGAAAATGAATAATCAAATACAAACAAGTATGGATTGGGCAAAGGTGCAAACAAACATAGAAGCACCTGTGTATAAAATGAAAAGATACAACCATGAAATGTTTAAGGTAAGTAGAAACATTGGGTACATGATTAGTGCGCTAAGTAAAGAAGAAGTAAACTGTCGTAAATTGGGCAAGCAAACAGAAAGACACAAAGAAATGCTTGACAAAATAAACGAAGAGATAGCAAACTATGAACGTATGATAACTTTTGCTGTATTATTAGCGGGATAAATTATATGGTAATTATGAGTATTGAAGAAGCATACCGCGCAGTGCGTGACTATGGTGAAATGAATGAACACTATAGTTTATGGTCAGCGGTTAAGTGTATGGAAGATGCGTGGGATGATCTAGACTCATATGATCGTACAGCATATAAAATGGTTAAACGAGAATTATCAAATCTAGTAACAAAAACAGTAGAGGAAAAACATGGCAATTAAAATTGACGGCGCAAAGAAAAAAACTAAGGTAGTAGCACGAGACCCTATTTTCTTAGATGAAAAAGCAGTGGGTACAGAACCAGTCTGGGACGCACAACGAGCAATAGAGTTTACAGACGAGGTATTTGACCATAACTTCCGTAAAAGTATGCGCTACTATAACTATTTCTACTCTACTAAAGATCTTAAGAAATATCTGGTAGAGTGGTTGCGCACACATGAAGGCAAGGACGGAGAGTACCATCACTTAGATAAGAAAACTATTGACTATTATGCCAAAACTAGAGATAATTTAACTCCATTTACTGCCTGTGCCATCGCAAAAGCACATACACAAGGCATGCCCCTACGTGATCGTCATGTAGAGTATCTACTTAAAACAGTTAAAGAAGTTATCAAACTGCAAGAAGAGATAGTAGAAGAAGATGTTCCCGCTGATGACAGCAAGAAGGCACCTAAGACTGACGTAAAGGTGCCTACAATACAAGATCGCATGAACGCAATAGCAGACAAGCACCAGCTACACTTTTTAGAACTAGAAGATCAACTGTTTGCTGGTGAAACTGTGGACCCTAAAGCCTACGAGTATCTAATTGGCAAAAATGTAGCACCTGCTACTTTAGCACGTATTCTTAGTCCTTTTGAACGTAGCCGAACAGAGTTTGCTGAGGCACGCACTAGTAAAGATGAAGATACTAAAGATGCGTACGGGCATTTAAAAACTGCCGACTATAAACGCTACGATGCGTTTTATACTGCGCTATTTGATGGTTTTGCTCAATACGGCCAAGTTAAGAAAGCAACTAAGAAAGCGGCTGTACGCAAACCGCCAGCAAAAGAAAAACTGGTTGCTAAACTTAAGTATCTAAAAACAGACACCGCAACTAAAGCAGTAAGTATTAATCCTGTTGATATTATTGGCTCTCAAATATTGTGGGTTTACAATATTAAGACACGCAAACTGGGCAAATATGTAGCTGAAGAATACAGTGCGCTTAATGTTAAAGGTACTACTATTACAGGATATAGTGAAAGTAAGAGCGTAAGTAAAACTCTACGTAAACCTGAAGTACAAATAAAAGAGTTTTTAGGTGCAAGTAAAGTTGATTTGCGTAAGTTCCTTGAAAACATCAAAGCCACCGAAGTAAAATTGAACGGGCGCATTAACCAAGATACAATCTTGCTAAAAGTTCAGTAAACGAAATTATCCTGTTATCAACGATAAATACTTGGTAACAGGATAATTTACATGTCATTATTACCAGCAAACGTATCAGCACAAAGCGGCTTAACAGCTAATCTTAGCTTAACCACAGAAAGCCTCTATAATCCAGTAACTGGCACTGGTGCAGGCCCTATTGCTTTTGATGCTAATCTACAAGCACAATTAACCACAGTACAAAGCCTGCAGAACGATATCACTGACTACATTCGATTGCGTTTGGGTTATGGTATGATTGATGTTGAGGCTGATAAAGAACATTTTGATATGGGGATTAAACAAGCATTGATCCGTTATCGTCAAAAGAGTTCAAACGCAGTTGAAGAAAGTTATGCGTTCTTAGATATCTATCCTGAAACACAAGAATATATTCTCCCTAACAATATTATGGATGTTAAACAGATTTATCGACGTGGTATTGGTAGCGTTACAGGTACAACTGCTAGCCAATTTGAACCATTTGCAAGCGGCTATTTAAACACTTATATGTTAGTAGCTGGCCGTGTTGGTGGGTTAACTAACTACGAATTATTTGTAGATTATCAAAAACTTGCTATGCGTATGTTTGGCGGCTTTATGAACTTCTACTGGAACAAAGTTACTAAGAAACTCACTTTAGTTCGCAAACAACCATTCCAGGGTGCTAATAATACAGCACAATCTGAAACAGTTATGTTACATGTGTTTAATGTTAAACCAGATATTGTATTGTTAAACGATCCGCAGGCATTTCCATGGATTCAAGACTATGCGTATGCACTAACATCGATTAGTGTTGGTCAAGCACGTGAAAAATTTGCATCTATTGCTGGCCCACAAGGTGGCACGACCCTAAACGGTACAGCTATCAAAGCAGAAGGGCAGGCCTTGCTAGATAAATTAGACGAAGAAATCAAAAATTATGTAGACGGTGGTCAACCATTAACTTGGATTATGGGCTAATAGCGGTTGACCTTCTAGTAGTAAATCTATAAAATAGTAATATCAAATTGGGGGTTTCAATGAGTCGTATCATCGGCATTTGCGGGTTCATCGGGTCGGGCAAAGATACAGTTGCTGACTATCTAGTTAATTTTCATGGTTTTAAAAGAGAAAGTTTCGCTAACAGTTTAAAAGATGCTGTGAGTCATGTTTTTGGTTGGGATAGAGATCTTTTAGAAGGTCGGACCAAACAAAGCCGTGAGTGGCGAGAAACTAAAGACGAGTGGTGGAGCAAACGTCTCAAACGAGATATCACACCACGTTGGGTTCTACAGTACTGGGGCACAGATGTAATACGTAAAGGGTTCCATAACGATATGTGGGTGGCTAGTTTAGAAAACCGGCTACGTCAGGCACAAGACGATATTGTAATTACAGACTGTCGCTTTCTTAATGAAATTAAAGCAATCAAAGCAGCAGGCGGACAGGTTATCCGCATTAAACGTGGTCCTGAACCAGAATGGTATGATGCGGCTAAAGACTATAACAAAGGTATGAAGCGCATTGGCTGGGCCTTGGGTAAGGATATCTTAGATAAAGCCGGAGTTCACGCAAGTGAATATAGCTGGGTTGGTAGTAAGTTTGACTCTGTACTTGATAATGATAGTACCTTAGATGAGTTGTTTGAGCAAGTAGAAGGGTTCTTAGCGACTAAAAATCTGGAACTAAATCCCCTTGACGCCAACCAAGTCCTTCTCTAGCAACTTCGTACTGACAGTTAGCACAGATTGTTTTTAAGTTAGTTAGACTGTTATTATTAAGATCACCATCGATATAGTAAACAAATAGTTGATCTTTATACTTTGCCTTAAAGCCGCACTTTTCACAGTGCGGTTTCTTTTTATATCCAGCTTTATGCCAACCAGGTACCTGCGGCGGCAAACGTTTCTTTTTACGAATACAACTGTCACAACGACTCCTATAATATGTCTTACCCCACATCTTATAGTTGACTGCACAGGGCTTTTTACCACAAACCTCACATAATTTTCTGTATTCCATATGGTATTTAGCCAATAGCAGTGCGCGAACCTTTCAAAGGGCACTTTAAACCACTGATTTAACCAAATAATAATAAATAGTTTAAAGTGGTATCATTAAAGAGGAATACAACACTATGGCAGCATTAACTTCACCTGGCGTATCAGTTACCATAATTGATCAAAGCCAATACGTATCTACACAAGCTGGTACAGTTCCTTTCGTTTTACTTGCTACTGGCCAGGATAAAGTAAATCCTAGCGGCACAGTTGCAGCAGGAACAACTATTGCTAATGCAGAAAAAATTATTACAGTTACTAGTCAACGTGACTTAGTAAACATGTTTGGTAGCCCATATTTTGAAACTGATGCTGCAGGTAATCCTGTAAATAACAGTCAGTTAAATGAATACGGTCTACTCGCAGCTTATTCAGCTTTAGGCGTAACAAACACAATCTATGTACAACGTGCTAATGTAAACTTAACAGAGTTAGCAGGTACAAGCACTCGTCCAACAGGCACACCAACAGATGGCACATACTGGTTAGACACAGCAAGCACAAACTGGGGTGTATACTCATGGGATTGGGAAACTGGCTTTATTAGCGAACAAGGCAACCTGTCAGTTATCACCGATACTGACTATTTAAGTGCAGGTGTTCCACTAAGCTCGTTTGGCGCTATTGGCGACTACGCTGTAGTTGCTACAAGTTCGAGTAACCCAATATACTACAAAGGCTATGATAATACATGGGCATTAGTTGGTAGTGATGATTGGAAATCAGCAGTGCCTACTGCAACTGGCTCAGTATCAAGCCCAACATTAACAGCTGGTAGTAAATTAATCATTAACGGTAATACTATTACTGTTAGTGGCACTACAGTGAGCTCAGCAGTTAGCGCAATTAACGCTGCTTCACTAAACGGTGTAAGTGCTCGTGCAAATGCAACTAACCAAATTGAACTTTTTGTAAATGGTTCTACAATCGTTTACAGCAACGCAGCAGGTAATGTTCGTGGCGTAATTGACACAGCAACAAGCACAGCAGATACACTACAAATTACACGTGGTAACGTATTCTTAGGTGCAAACGTCGACTGTATGGCTAACCTAGGTTTATTATCATCTACCACTAGCTTTGCAACAATCTCAGGTAGCGGCAACACATATACATACAATGGTCCTACTATTGCTTATGCAAAATA